AGACGTAGGATTTAATCCTAACGCATTCGTCAATGTCCTTGGATCAAGGATCAATATATCTATTGGTGATTCTACTATTATTGGTAAGGCTAATGTATCAGTTACTGGTAAAAGAGTTAATATTGGTACAAGTGATGTAACTATTGTTGCTAAAGCTAGACAAGCATTAATTGGTAATGGATTAGAATTAGGTATTGGTAATGCAGAAGCTTCTATACCAAAAAATGTACCAGTTACAGGTAATGCATTTGAATTAGCAAATGGAACAGTAATAGTAAAAGCAGGATCTAAACCACCTATTACAGGACAAGAATTAGATCTTGCAACAGGTAATGTAACTATTATAGGTAAATGTAATTTATCTGTTACAGGTAATGGTTTTGAAATAGCTCTTGGTAATGCAACAGCTAAAGCAAATGCTACGGCTATTGTTACAGGAAAACGAGTTAATATAGCTACTAGTAATGTAACGGTTATAGCTAAAGCAAAAGCTTTACCAACAGGTAATGGTTTAGATATTGGAACATCTGAAATTTTAATTAGAAAATGGGAAGCAGTTCCAATGAATGCAAACCAAGTTTGGACGGAGATATAATATGTTTTTTGGAGCAACATCATTTTCAGCAACAACATTTGCAGGAGTTGGAATACAAAATGTAGTTGTTTTAGCTAACGGCCAAAGAGTCAATATTGCCGTTGGAAATACAACAATTGCTTCTGGAGTTAGACCAGCTGGTAATAGATTTAACCTTGCATTAGGTACGGTTTCTGTGGTATCATGGAACCCAATAGATCCAAACGCAGGGCAAACGTGGGTCCCAATAGATCCGCTTAACCCATAGGAGAATTATGGCATCAACATTTTCGAGTAATTTAAAACTAGAATTAATGACTACCGGTGAGAAGTCAGGTACATGGGGTACTATAACTAACACCAATCTTCAGCAATTAGAACAAGCCTCATCTGGCTACATATCTATAGATGTAGCATCGTCTAACATAGCGTTAGCGATTTCTAATGGAGCTGTATCAAATGGTAAAAACCTGTACTTAAAACTAACGGGTACTCTTGCGGCGAACAGAACTGTTACAGTTCCAGATTCAGTCGAAAGAGTATACGTGGTTGAAGATGCTACAAGTAGAACATCTAATAGATATACATTAACTTTTAAAACAGTATCAGGCACAGGCATATCATTACCCGTACAATCAAAATCAGTATTATATTCTGATGGTACAAATGTAAATTCTAGTATTGTTGAAAGAGGATATATTACAACTAATGGTACTTATACTGCAGTTGTAAACGATCAAGTAATAGTAGACACAAGTGCATCACCAGTAACCGTAACATTACCAGCATCACCTTCAGTTGGCGCAGAAGTTCATTTTATAGATGGTGGTGGAGCAGGTGGTAATTTTAATTCAAACAACTTAACCATAGGCAGAAATGGTTCCAACATCTTAGGTTCAGCATCAAACTTAGTAGTCAATGTAAATGGCGCAGCATTTACTTTAGTTTACGTAAGTGCGACTAGAGGTTGGGCTTACAAAGATAAAATATAGGAGCTACTGATGGCTCTTGTTGAGTTTAATTTTAGACCTGGAATCGATAAACAAGATACACCAGCAGGTGCAGAAAACCGTTGGGTTGATTCTGATAACGTAAGATTTAGATATGGTCTTCCTGAAAAAGTTGGTGGTTGGGCATCACTTACAACAGACACAATAGTTGGCGTTGCTAGAAAACAACACGCATTTGTAGATAACGATGGTAATAGGTACGTGGCTCTTGGAACAGATAAATTTTTACTTATATATTTTGAAGGCCAGCTTTATGATATTACACCTCTTAAAACTACATTAACATCTGCAACAATTGCTACAACAAATGGATCACCTACTTGTACAATTACAAAAGCTACTCATGGTTTAGTTGTTGGTGACATTGTACAATTAGATAGTGTTACATTACCAGGTGGTACAGGTTATCAAAATTCTGATTTTGAAGATAAAAACTTTCAAGTAATTAGCGTTCCAACAACAGGCACATTTACAATTACACAATCATCAAATGCATCTGGAACAGTATCAACAGGTGGTAGTTTAAGTATAAAACCTTTTGAACCCGTAGGTCCTAGAGAACAAACATATGGTTATGGTTGGGGTATGGATCCTTATAGTAATGGTAATTGGGGTGAAGCAGCAGCTGCATCAGATGTTACACTTGAACCTGGGTTATGGTCATTAGATAATTTTGGTGAAGTATTAGTTGCAACTATTTTAAATGGTAAAACATTTACATGGAACTCAGGTATATCACAAAGATTAACGACACGTGCATCTACAACAACTTCTAATTTTCAAACAACAAACAATCCAACTAAAACAAGATCTACTCTTATATCACCAACAACAAGACACTTAATTCATCTAGGAACAGAAACAACAATAGGCACACCTGATTCACAAGATGATATGTTTATAAGATTCTCAGACCAAGAAGATATTAATACATTTACACCATCAGCAACTAACACAGCTGGTACACAAAGATTACAAGATGGCACAAAAATTATAGGTGCATTAAAAGCAAAAGAAGTTATTCTAATATGGACCGATAATGCATTGTACACAATGAAATTTATAGGTGCACCTTTTACCTTTGCTGTTGAACAAGTAGGTACAAACTGTGGATTAATAGGTCAAAACGCTGTTGTAGAAATAGATGGTGCTGCATTTTGGTTAAGTCCAAAAGGATTTTTTCTTTACGATGGTACAGTAAAATCTTTACCATGTACTGTTGAAGATTCTGTATTTGATAATTTTGATACTACAAAAGGTCAACAAGTTTCAGCAGGTTTAAATAATTTATTTACAGAAATTACTTGGTACTACCCATCATCTAATTCAGACTACAATGATAAATATGTTGTATTTAATTTTGGTGAATCAGCAGGAGTAAGAGGTGGTGTTTGGTATACTGGAACAGAAGCTAGAACAAGTTGGATGGATGCTACTATATATAAAAATCCATATGCAACTAAATATAATGCAAATGCAAACGGAACATTTCCAATAGTCGTTGGACAAACTGGTTTAGGTCAAACAACTTATTTTGAACATGAAGTAGGAACTGATCAAGTAAATCCAAATGGTACAACTACAACTCTTACATCTTTTATACAATCATTTGACTTTGATCTTGAACAAAAATCAAAAGATGCACAAGGCAGAAGTGCAGGACCTAAAGTTGCAGGTGAGGTATTTTTAGCTATGAGAAGATTTATACCAGATTTTAAAACATTACTAGGTAACGCTAAAGTAACTATTGGATTAAAAAGATATCCACAAGATACAACAAGTAATTCGTCTTATAGTCCATTTACAATTACATCTACTACACAGAAAAAAGACACAAGAGCTAGAGGTAGATTTGCAAGTGTTAAAATAGCAAATGATGCAGCTAGTGAGTCTTGGAGATTTGGAACATTAAGATTAGATATACAACCGGACGGTAGAAGATAATGGCTAAAGTAACTGTAAGAATACCAGAACCAAAAGAAGAATATGACTTTTCAAATCAAAAACAAATCAATAGAGCGTTGACACTTATGAAAGAACAATTAAACTCAACATTTCTAGATGAAATAAAACAGGAGCAAGAAAGATTTTCTTGGTTTATAAGTGGCTAATATATATACAAACATAAAAACAGATCTAACAACTAATAACAATACTAGTATCTTTACGGTACCAGCAGCTACAACTGCTATTGTTAAATCTTTTATTGTATCAAACGACTCTTCTTCTAATGATTCTATTGAAATACAGATAGTAAGCACGTCTGATGCAATATTCAACCTGTTTAAAAGTCAAGCAATTAACGCTAATTCTAGTGTTGACTTACTTACAAATCCGTTAATATTAACAGAGAACGAGCAAATAAAAGTACAAGCAACCACAGCAGATAGATTGCATGTTATTCTATCTATGTTACAAATGAATAGAGATTAATTATGGCATTTATAGAAGAAGGAACAGTTGAATACGTAGAAATAGACGGTAAAAAAGTACCGGTTGTAAAATGTGAAGCTGAAATAACTTTAAAAAATAAAGAAACTAATCAAGAATATAATTCAGATCAAGAAGCAGAAGACGATATTAACAATCCTGATACTGCTACACAAAGAGAACATATAACTAGAGCTGTAAAAATTAAAGTTGCGAAGATACCTACATTAGGTGCATCTTCTGACAAGGACGAAGAATAATGGCAATCACAAACGCACAACAAACAAAACAAATGTTACAAGACGGCGGTATGTTAGTTAAACCACGAGCAGATGGTAAACGACCAGGATACTATGGACCTGATGCAGGACATGAAAACGATCCAGGACATGGTTCTAACTCAGGTAATAATGGTGGTGATAACACTAATAGAGAAAGAGGTATAATGTCTCGTGGTAAAGGTCCAAAAGGAACTACTGGAAACATAGGTGATTTTGAAGATACAGGTCCTGATAGAAGTAGAGTTGGTCAGTTTTCTACATACGGTAAAAACGTAATGGCTAAAAATTTAACACCTCCAAGTCTGTTAAGCAAAATAGGTGGTGGAATAAAAGATTATGTAACAAGTGGTGGATTACTTGGAGCAGGTCTTAGAGGATTTATGGGTCTTTTTGGTGGTCCTAAAGGTTTTTCAACACAAGGAGATCCTTATGGAAATGCACCTGGTGGTATTCATGATTATAGTAGCACAGATGATGACGATGATGATCAAGGTGGAGGAGATGGTGGTGTTATACCTTTGTATGCACAACTTGGTTTTCCAAGTCAGGCAGCATATTTAGCATCATTACAAAGAGCACAAACTACAGCTGCACCTGCACCAACAACAACTCAACAACCAGGTATAGCATATAGATTTATGGCTGATGGTGGAATTGCAAATACAGAAGTTGCAAGACAAAATTATTTTATTGGTGGTATTATTAAAAAAGCAACTAAAGCAGTCAAGAAAATTGGTTCTAAAGTAAATAGAGCTAGAAAAAAAGTATTAAAAAATCCATACGTACAAACAGCTATAGCACTTTATGCACCATACGCTATCGGTAGTACAGGAT